ACGAGGATGACCCCGAGGTGGTCGCCGCTCGTCGGCGCCGCTTGGCCGCAAGCCGCGCGTCATCTTCGTCTTTGCAGGCGTCCCAGACCAACACGAACCAGCGCGAGACCCTGGGCTAGTGTATCACACCGACGCCAAGTCGCTGAAAGAGCGCGGGGATCGCCTGTTTTCGAACAAGGGCGTGATCGACAGTCGCAACCAGCACATTGCCGATCACTTCTATCCGGAGCGCGCGGACTTCACGACCGCGCTCAACCAGGGCGACGACTTCGCCGCGCATCTGGTCACCGGCTATCCGCTTTATGTGCGCCGCTCGCTTGGCGATGCCATCTGCATTATGCAGCGTCCGAAGAGCCTGCAATGGTTTAAGCAGACCGTGCGCGACAACGAATGGGGGGAGCAAACGCCCCTCGCGGTGCGTCAGTGGCTTGAATACGCCCAAAGCGTCCAGTGGCGCGCGATGTACGACCGCAAGAGCAATTTCGTGCGCTCGATGAAGGAAGGTGACCACGACTTTGCCACGTTCGGGCAATGCGTCGTGTCCGTCGAAGTCAACTGGCGCGATACCGCGCTTCTCTTCCGCAACTGGCACCTTCGCGACGTCGCATGGGACGAAGACAGCTACGGTCAAGTCGCCTCGATCCACCGGAATTGGGAGCCAACGGTGCGCGAGATCATGCACCGGTTTAAGAAGCTCTCGCCCCGGGTGCAGCGCCTTATCGCCGAGCAAAAGCTGGACGAGCGCGTTCATGTTCGCCACGTCATCATTCGCGCCGATGAATATGGCGACAAGGGCGGCTCGCCTGATGCGCTCAAGCGCGGCAAAAAACATCCGTGGGTGAGCGTCTATCTCGACTGTGACGAGAAATTCGTCATGCAGGAGGTGGGTAGCTGGACGCGGGTTTACGCCCTGCCGCGGTGGCAGACCATTTCGGGATCGCAATACGCGATGTCACCTGCCACGCTGATTGGGCTCCCCGATGCTCGGTTGCTTCAGGCGATGACCCTTACGCTTCTCGATGCGGGCGAGCGGGCGGCAAACCCGCCTATCATCGGCGTGAAGGAAAAAATCCGGGGCGACTTGAACCTATTCCCCGGCGGCTTCACCCATGTAGAGGCCGATTACGACAACCGCACGGGCCGCGTGCTTGAGCCTTTGGCGGTGGATAAGTCGGGCTTGCCGTTCGGGCTGGATCTTCTCGACGCGACATCGGCGGCCATGAGCCGCGCCTTCTATCTCGATAAGCTGTCGATGCCCGCGCGGGCACCGGAGATGACGGCCTATGAAGTGGCGCAGCGGGTGCAGGAGTACATGCGCGAGGCGGCGCCGCTCTTCCAGCCGATGGAAGAGGAATATACGGGCGCGATCTGCGAGCTTGTCTTCGAAACGCTGCTCATGGTCGGCGCCTATGGCCCATCGGACCGCTTCCCCGAAGAACTCAGCGGGCGCGATATCGACTTTGAGTTTGAAACGCCCATCGCGACAACGAAGGACCGCCAGAAGGGCGAATTGCTGCTTGAAGCCGTTGGCCTTCTTGCCCAGGGCGTCGAATCTGATCCCGGGGTGGCCAAGCTGCTCAACTTCTCCACGGCCATGCGCGATGCGTTCGAAGGGATCGGCGTACCGGCCATGTGGATGCGCAGCGAGGACGATGTGGACGCGGCCATAGAGGCGGGCGAAGAGGCGCAAGAGACGGCGGCGGTGCTTGATCAGATGCAGCGCGGGGCCGATGTCGCGGCCACGCTCGCGCCTGCGGCTCAGTCGCTCGGGGCAGCGGCGTGAAAGATCCGATCTTAGACGCGCCTGCCGATGTCTGCGAGGCGGTGCGCGCTTGGCGCGATGGCACGGCCACGCCAGAGCAGCAAACGCTTTCGTATCAGTGGGTTATCTATGAGGCCTGTCAGACCTATGAGAGCGCCTTTTCGAATGATGCGCTGATGATGGCGCGCAACTGTGGCCGCCAATCGGCGGGCCTTCTCATCAACGGCGCAGCGGGCGTGACCCGCGATGTGCTGGCCAAAATGCGAGGAAAAGAGCGTGAGCGACAATCCCGAGACTGAGACCCCGGCGCCCGTTGAGGCTGAGACGGCCGCCCCTGTTGAGGCTGAGACCGCGGCGCCGGTGGAAGCCGAGGCGGCTGCCCCTACTGAGCCTGAGACGGCTGCGCCCGTTGAGGCGGATTGGCGCGCGGACATGCACGGTGGTGACGAGGACATTCAGAAGGCGATTGCCCGGTATCAGTCGCCCAAAGGCGTGGCCAAGGCCCTTCGCGCTGCCCAGGTGAAGCTGTCGCAAAGCACGGCATCGGCGGTTCCCGTGTTGGCGGAGAACCCGACAGATGAGCAGGTGGCCGAATATCGCCAGATCATGGGCGTTCCTTCGGAGATGGGCGGCTATATCGAAGAATTGCCAGACGGCGTGGTGATCGGCGACGAAGACCGCCCGCTGGTGGATAGCTACCTTCAGGCCGCGCACAATGCGAACATCCCGAAGCAATATACCGATGTTGCGATGGCGTGGCTTCACGAGCAAAACGTCCAGAAGGCGCAGGACATCAAGACGCTGCGGGCGGCCAGCGTGAATGCGGCTGATGAGGTTCTTCGCGAAGAATGGGGCCCGGAGTACGAGACGAACAAGCTGGCGATGGACAACACGCTTGATCAGGTCGCAATCGGCCTACTATGACAATCCCCAGAAGCAGGCGCGATACGCGGAACTGCTTCAGGCAAAAGCGCGCTTGGCTGGCTGAGCGCACACGGCACGACGACAGCGCTTGCTTGCGCGCGGGCACCCCGGCAACGGATCCGTGCAAGGGCGGGACACCCTGGTGAAGTGCAGCATCCCCTAAAACTTTGGAGTAATACGCTATGACTGTCGCAGCGGCAGAAGCGGTGTATCGCCAGGAGTTCGTGCTGACCTTTGAGAAGCGCGTTTCTCTCCTGCGGGACACCGTAAACACACAGACCATGCAGAGCGGGCTTTCCGTCACCTTCCCCATCGGCGGGCAGGCGGCGCGGCCCGTGACGCGCGGGGCGAATGGCCGGATTCCCGGGGCACCCCCCAACACCGAGCAGAAGCCAGTCCAGCTTGAGGAATGGCACTATGTTCCCGAGATCACCGATTTTGACGCCTTCGCCTCGCAGGGCAACCAGCGCGCGTTGATGAATGTCGACGCGATGCAGGCGATCAACTGGAAAATTGACGACCAGATCATCAATGCGGCGGCGAAATCCACGATCAACACCGGCGCGGCGGTTCCGGCAGACCCGGCCTTGGTTGGTAAGGCCAAGACGATTCTGGGCAATGCCAAGGTGCCGTGGAACATGGAAATCTACGGGGTGATCACGCCCGCGTTTGATGAGCTGTTGGAGCGTGTCCCGGCCTATGCGTCGGCGGATTACGTTGACAGCAAGCCCTTGGCCGGGACGAACAACAACGCCTTTGAGGACCGTCCCAAGTTCAAGGTCTGGCGCGGCGTGAAGTGGATTGTTCACCCCGAGCTCCCCGGCGTGGGCACAGCCAACGAGACGTGCTTCATGTACCACTCGGTCTATGCGGCGGCGGATCTGCTGCTTAATGCCGGGGTTGTCATCATGAACCACGACGCCTCCGGCGTTCTGGCATAAGGAGGGCTTTTGAATGCCTTATGATCCGACTGTTGATGAGCCGAACCTCGCGTCTTGCGCAGTGGGCGGCCATGGCCAAACCTTCAACTATATCAGCGACGACGCGGCTGCGGCGGTGACGGCGGCGGGGTACTTCTCCGATGGCGTGGCCCGCGGCCTGACCGTTGGTTCCCGCATCGAGTGCATGGAACGCGGCGGCGGCGCCTTCACGGTGGTCGTCACCGCGGCCAACGCTGATGGCTCCGTGGATTGCGCTGCGGAGGGATAATCAACCGGGCCAGGGCTTCGGCTCTGGCCCTCTTTCCTTAGGAGACCTGCTTTGTCCGTTCTTTCCCATCAACGCCCTGTTTCGCTGCCGCTCTCTGAGCATGAGACGGTGCGCTACCGGCATGAGACAGCCACGCTCGACGTGAGCGTCGATGATGTCTTGGAGCCCGACTATTGGCGCAATGTGAGCGGCATTGCCCGTGTGGGCGCGACGATTGAGGTTGTGGCGCTGGATGCTTCCTGGGTGGCCACGCTCTATGTGCGCTCCAAGATGGACGCTGGCGGGCTTCTCGTGGGCCTCGTGAACCACGCTGTCTTTGATGGCCGCGCCTTTGATCAGTTGGCGCCTGTGGCGGCGGGCGAGACAGGCACGTTCGGTATCAAGCACACCCGCGGCGAAGGCTTCTCGGTCTTCCGCTTTGATGACAAATCGGTGGTCAAAGATCGCATCTCCACGCGCGGTGAGGCCGAGGACTTCGTTGTTCAAGCTGAAGAGGCGTTAACGCGGCCCGAGCCGAGCGCTGATGCCGAGCCCGGCTATAAGATTGGATGGATCAGCCCGAAGAACCGCTATGGCGTGCGAGCGCCCGATGGCGAAATCCTGATTGACCAATGCGAGACCAAGGACGCGGCGCAGGCCTGGGCTGACGCGAATTTGGCTGAGGCCTGACCGGTGCAGACCCCCGACGCCAAGCGGCTTCAGATCTACAATCAGGCGCTCTCGCTCAAATTGGGTGGGGAGCGTTTGGCGTCTCTGACGGATGATGTGGAGTCGCGCTATGTGCTTGACACGGCTTGGCAGGATGATGACCGCCCGGTGCGGCTTGTTCTGGGCGAGGCGGATTGGACGTGGGCTGTGCGCGGGGTTTCGGTTGAGGTGCTGTACGACGCCAACGGCGAAAAGCTGCTGGAGCCGAATTTCGGCTATGACTACGCAATGGAGAAGCCCCAGGACATGTTGCGTCTTGTGGGGCTTTCGCAGGATGAGCGCTTTGCGCGATCGATGGTTGATCGCGAGTACAAGAACGAAGGGCGATATTGGTTCACCAACACGCCTACCGTCTATGCCCGCTATGTGTCCGATCTGGACGATTACGGCTTTAACGCCGCGCTGTGGCGAGAAGAGTTCGTTGACGTTGTGGCGGCGCGGCTGGCCTTCGATGTCTGCGAGCGGATCCGGGATAGCCGGGTAAAGCGGCAAGAGATGTGGGAAGAGTACAAGGCGCTTCTGAATCATGCGACCGGGCTTGAGGGCATGACCGAAGGGGTGCAATTCCTGCAAAGCGGGTCTTGGTCGCGGTCGCGGCGGTCTTCGTCACGGTGGTCGCGCGATAGCCGGGGCAATTGGGGCGCCTGAGGTGCAATCCACCGACAATTTCCTGACGTTCAGCCGGGGCATGGTTTCGCCCCTGGCGCTGGCCCGCGTTGATGTCGAGCGCGTGGCCATGTCGGCGCGTGAGATGACCAACTGGATGCCGCGGCGGCT